CTTGTGCTTATGTTGCTCGTTATTGTCAGAAGAAAATTGGAAAAGAGTTAGGAATTGTTGGTGTTAATCCTGAATTTAGTTTTATGAGCCGTCGTCCTGGTATCGGTGAATATTATTTTAAGGAGCATTTTGATAGCTTGTTAAAGACTGATACTATCTATGGTAATTTTGGCGGACGTTTTAGTGTTTCTTCGTTTAGATATTTTGATAAATTAATTGAACGCGTTAATCCTGATTTGCTCAAGGATCTTAAGGTTAAACGCATTGAAAAAGGTGAGACTTCTGTAGCATCAGAGTTATTATCTAGAAATCTCCCTTCTATGGAACATTATTTAATGGATCAACAACGTCTATTCGGAGAAAAATATAATCGTTTAAGGAGACATATATCGTGAATTATTTTATTGATTTTTTACGAGAGAACTGGAAGTTTGTCTTAACCTTAGTGTTATGTTTACTTGAGATAGTTTTTATCTTTGTTAAACGTAAGCCTAAAAGCATTGACGATTTTAAGCTTTGTCTTAATGAAGTACTTGCTACTGTTCCTGAGCTAGTCATTTCCAGAGAACGTCCTGGAGAAGGTGAACTTAAGAAAAGTGAAGTAGAAGTTAGTGCTAAGAAATTACTAGAGAGACGTTTAGGACGTGGTCTTACGGTTAATGAATGCTTGCTAGTAAAAGAAGCAGTTGATAATAAGATAGAGACAGTTCTAAGTACTCCAACGAAGAAGGAGAAAATTAATGAAAAGTAGATCTCGTGTTAATTCTCGTAGGGATCATAGTATTTTTAAGAAAACTGCTATGGCTACGAACAAAAAGAATATTCCTGGACAAATTGTCCAACGTGGTGGTATTAGATTATGAAGTTTTATCTTTATGGTTTTAAGAACCGCTTATTAGGTCAGTTTGATCGTCCAGTTGCTGAACTTGTTGAACCTAAAGATTATGAAGCTAATATTTCTATGGGTTTAGTTTCAGCTGACGTTTCTGCTCTTAGTAGAACTAAAGAGTTTGACGTTTATTGTTTAGGTGAGTTTGACGTTAAGTCTGGAGAAGTTAAAACTTGTTGTGATTTTGTTTGTTCACTTGAACCTATTTGTTTGAAAATACTTGAGCATAAGGAGACTAAAGATGTCGGAGAAAGTAAAGAAAATGCTTAAGTCTCCATTTACTGATCGCTTTACTAGTTCCAAGCAAAGTGATTTTGATAAGTATTATAACGATATTGAGTATAAGGAAGTCTATCGTAAAGCCGGTATTGATGTTGAAGGTGAAGAATACGGTGTTATTGAGACTAAAGGTATAGTTAAGAAAAGAGATATTGCTGAGTATATTAATTCTCAAGCTGATACTGTTGGTGTTGAAGCTTATATGAGAGCTTTATCTGTTCAAGGTGATAGTATTGAAAATTATAATACTCAGATTGATATGGAAAATGTTGATGACTTTTCTCATTTGCCTGATACTCTTGCTGATGTTATGACTTCTGGTGATAAGGCTAAAGAAGCTTTTGCTAAATTAGATCCCGCTCTTAAAGGTGGTCATACTACTATTGAAGGTTTCCTTGGTGCACTTACTCAAGAAAAATTAGATGCTTATATTAGAGGTAAAGTTGATGCTTATTTACCTAAAAAAGAAGTTATTAAGGAAGGAGAATAATTATGGCTTCTCAAAAGAATTTTGCTATTACTCCTAGTGTTTCTATTTCTAGAAGTAAGTTTAGACGTCCCTCTCAACATAAAACGTCGTTCAATTTAGGTGAGATTGTTCCTATTTATGTTGATGCTGATATTCTTCCTGGAGATACTGTTTCTTTAGATTTATCTAGTTTAGTACGTATGAGTACTCCTACTTTTCCACTAATGGACAATATTTTCATAGATTATTATGCTTTTTTTACACCAAATCGTTTGTTATGGCGTGAGTGGAAGGCTTTTATGGGTGAAAATATTAATGCTGCTGGTGCTGTTCTTAATGAACCTTCTTTCCCTACTGATCTTATTCATGGTAGTTATCTATTAAGTCCTACTTCTTTAGGTTCCTATATGGGTTTACCTATATTACCTGGTAGTGCTTCTTATTCTGGTGTTAGTGCTTTACCTGGTCGAGCCTATTTATTGATTTATAATGAGTGGTTTAGAGATCAGAATTTAATTACTCCGTTTTTAGTTTCTAATTCTGGTGGTAATACTGTTTTAGGTCAAATTGGATCTAATTATTATCATTACAATATGCCTTTATTAAAGGCTGCTAAAGAGAGTGATTATTTTTCTAGAGCTTTACCATTTGCTCAAAAAGGTTCTCCAGTTACTTTACCATTAGGTACTCATGCTGAAGTTATGGCTGGCACTAAATTAAGTACTGGTCAATATTCTCCTGTTCCATCTATTAACTTTGACGATTATGTTTCTACTGACTCCAATGGTCAAGTTACTGGTAAATCATCTGGTGCTTCTAATCCTGATTATTTTTATGCTGATTTAAGTAATGCTACTGCGGCTACTATTAACCAATTAAGATTTGCTTTTCAATATCAGAAGTTCTTAGAAAAAGATGCTCTTTATGGTTCTAGATATTGGGAAATCCTTAAAGGTCATTTTGGTATTACTGCTCCTGATGCTAGTTTACAACGTCCTGAATTATTAGGTCATTTCCGTCAACATATTAATATTGATCAAGTTTTACAAACTAGTGAGTCTGCTACTACTCCATTAGGTACTCCTGGTGCTAATTCTGTTAGCGGTAAATCTGAACACTTAATTTCTAAGAGCTTTGTTGAACATGGTGTTCTTATGATTTTAGCGGTTGCTAGACATGATCAAACTTATGGCCAAGGTATTAATCGTATGTGGTCTAGAAAGCATAGAACTGATTTTTATTTCCCAGTTTTTGCTAATCTTGGTGCTCAGGAAATTAAAAATAAGGAAATTTATGCTCAAGGTTCCTCTACTGATGATCAAGTATTTGGTTATCAAGAAGCTTGGGCTGAGTACCGTTATAAACCTTCTATCGTAACTGGTTTACTTAATCCTAATATTCCTAATAGTATGGCTCCTTGGACTTTAGCTAATAGATTTGGTGCTTTACCTACTTTATCTCAAAGCTTTATTGAACAAGATCGTACTGCTTTAAGTGATGCCTTGGTTACTGGTTCTACTGGTCCTGATTTTATTGCTGATTTCTTTTTTGATGCGGTTTATGTTAGACCAATGCCAATGTATTCTATTCCTGGTTTAATTGATCATCATTAAGGAGTTAGTTTATGAGCCCTTGGGAAATTGATTTGCAACGATCTTATAACCGTCTTACTGGTGGATCTAATAGTGCTCAAGGTGTTTCTACTTCTGATCCTTTAACTGGTCCTGCTTCTATTGATACTAGTTATCAGTTTGGTGATTGGATTAGTGGTAGAATGTCTGCTAAACAAGCTCAGCAAAATCAAGCTGCATTGGATTATGCTGAATGGGTTAGAAATACTGCTTCTGCTCGTGAACAGCGTGATTGGGAAGAATATATGTCTAACACTCAAGTTCAGCGTTCTATGAAAGATCTTGAAGCTGCTGGTCTTAATCCTTGGTTAGCTGTTCAGTCTGCTGGCTTTGGTGGCTCTGTTCCTTCTGGTGCTGTTGCTTCTTCTAGTGCTGGTCAAGTTGTTTCTG